CAGTAGCATACTGCTTCCAGACTGCATCTGGTTCTTTACCAATGCCATGATATAGTTTGAATCCAGCATGTGTGCGATAGTAATCGATAAAATGTCCTAAATATTTACGACACAGCAAAACAAAATCCAATGATGATTGTTCAAAAACACGAGTTTTTGCTAGTGCAACCTTTGCAGCTGGTTTTAATTCGTCTTTGAAAGTGGCCAAAAATGGAAAAATTGGTATATAACCCGATCTAATATTTTCTTCTTTCTCACTCAATATATCCACAAACGATTTATTGTAACCTGGCAATTTGTATGTTCGTGCTTTCTCACTAAATTCAAAAGTTAATTTCTCTTGTTCACCATCAACAACGACTTGTGGCAATGGGTCAAACATCTCAGTTTTCCCACTCTTGAAATATTCTGCCCAAACGCCTGGCGACGTTTTCATACAAATAGCGCTCATTTGACCAATACCATTGATCATCTCATACGTCGTTAATACACGTGGCGTATCACATGGTTCAAACTTGTTGGCATAATATCGCCCCAACATATATATATATCGCAACGGCACACCAGCCAACTTATCTGTTTCCCATTTTTGAGAATTCTTAAAGAATGGATCAACCAAGACTCCATCAACAGTGACTATTTTCTTTTGTGATGGCATATAGTCACATTCTATGTCAGTTACTAATTCAGGTATTATACGCTCTAGTCTCGATCGTCGAACAATTCTACCTTCAATAGCGACTCCACCAACACTGCATTGCGCGAGCAGAGGAGTGGTGGAAGTCCAAAACCGGTTTTTAACTTCTACTCCATCAAGAACGTAATTCCTAACTGGCGTTTCACTCAAATTAATCTTTGGTATGCGTGTTGCTGCTCCAAAACAACCATTTGGTCCAATAGCAGAATGAATACCATATAATCCTTTACCAATAACATAATATGGCCTACCGCAATCACCACTTACGGTGGGTGAACCGTGAAACTTGATCCATGTAAGCTCGCTATTGCTGCCATCAACATGGCGTAGCCCCGTTTGTCCTGTCCAAGTGACAGACAAATCATCCTCTGGGTTACGGCCAATCAAGATGGCATAAGTATCATTAACAATACCGTCCCGCACAAAACTACTAATGTTCCGTATGTTTGGCCAGTTCACTGACAACTTACAAACATACACATCCAATGTCTCATACACGATCCGCTGATCTACTGGAATTGAAACAACTTCCCGCTTCAGGTTACCCACACCGCAACCTGGTTGTGTTATATAAAGCGAGAAACCTGCCTTATACAATTGTTGTTCATTTTTAAAGAAATGACGATTCAGAACAATAGTATTCGCGTTAAGAAATAACGCATTCATACCATCTGATTCCACTTCACCACACATCCACGATACGCGGACTATATTTTTCCGTATAGCATTAATAGCGTCTACTGTGTCTTGCTTCATCGAAGTGCTAACTTGCGGTATTACTCTAGACGGCGGAAGATGTTTGATGGTGGCCTTAAGAGGATTGTTGTCATAAACATTTCCTTGAAACGCGCATGACATTCCTCTAATCAACCTTTTACACACCCAAGCCATCGTACCTACTAGTGTAGCCAACACTACAGCAGTACCTGCACCAACAAGCGCGCTCGTTCCATAACGCCGCACTATTGCCACAAAACCAGGCCACCTACGAAGTGGGCTGGCATCAACAAGTCCAAAATAACGACGTATGCCTATATCTATATCTACATGTGACATTTTGCGACTAAAATCTACGTCTCCACGGATTGCTCTCCGTGCAGCATCGATATAGTATTTGTTACGTTCCTCAAACTCGGCATCATACACTTCAAACAAAAAATTTTGATAAATCTGTTCTTGATCATATCCAACACAATCCACGACAGCGTCACTAAAGGTGTCAGGAATGCGATTAATTTCACACAAATGATTGTCAACGTCACCAACAATGGAACTTACCGACGACTCCGTGTAGAGATAAGATGCACTATCTTCTTCATCGTCCGGATTATCCAAGTAATCAAATGGGTTATCTTCACCTTGGTACGAAAAACCAGCAACTTGATCAAACTTGTCACTCATAAACGATTGTTTACGATTATATTCCGTTTCTAACCAATCCACTAACACACTAATGGAAACATTACCTACCATAACAGGTGTGCTCGAAGATGCTATGTAACGCCACTCCGTCAATCTGTAATGCTCATCTAATAATTTTAAAAATGCTTGATGTCTATCAACAATAGAAAGGTGAGATATATTGCCCAGCAAATCGATGTTAAATTTATTGTCATTCTTC